GATATACCAGCGGGATAAACCCTATTTTTATAAACTATTGTGTCTATGCTGTATTCATCGCCATCTATAAATTCTTCAATGAGTATGCGTTTGTCTATTGAGTTCTTTAATGCTGATTCGCAAGCACTTAAAACTTCCGAATCTCTATGGACTATTGTTACTCCACGAGAACCACAATTATCTACCGCCTTGATTATGCAAGGATAAGCCACCCTGTTTGCAAACCTTATGGCTTCGTTTGGGTTGGTTGCCACATAGAACCTTGGTTGTGATATGCCTGCTATTTTTAAGGCGTTTCTTGTGGCTATTTTATTATTACACTTATACGCCACATCGGAACCTATGCTTGGTAGTCCCAATCCCTCGGCAACATAGGCTACCGTATATTCTACATCTGTCCCCTGTGTATAAACTCCGACTATTTTTACTTTCTTATTTTTATTTAAGAAATCTTTTACTTGGGAAAGAACTAATTTTGGTTTTTTAATATCTGCGTGGATAAAATAATTACTATTGAAATGTGGACTTCTATTGCAATAGCACTCAATATCCCCGTCAACCAATACCTTACCCAAACCTAAATGGGCACATTGTATAAGGGTTTCGTGCTGAAGAACCCCTCCCCCGATTATCAAGAGGTTCTTGTGCCTGCCTAAAATATCCTTTTTAAATAAACTATTAATTATCCACATCAAGAATTATGTTCTTGTCTGGGTTATCTATCCTATCCAGTAATTCCATAGCACGTTTCTTGTTTTCGCTGTAATCAGAAACCATCTGGAGTATCTTATCAGAGGAGATAAAAAGAATTCGTGCTTCCTCAAACTCTTTTGATAATGGTGATATATAGGCAAGTTTGCTTCCTATTGCGTCCCTGTAAGCATTGAGGTCTCTTTCTAAAATCTGCCAACCTGCGTTTTGTGCCAATAACTCCACTTGTTCTGCCTCTACCGCATATTCACGCAGGCTGTCTACTTCGTTTCCAGTTGGTTGTGGTTTTACTACTACTTTCTTAACCGCCGATTTCCTCTTCGCCACCAATTTCCCCTCCTTCTTCCATTGAAGCGGCTGCGTCCGCCAACTTCACCATATTCTCTACTTTCTGGGTTTGGAGTTCTTGTGCTTTTTCTTGTATGATAGCAGAAGATTTTAAAGACCTTCCCTGCATATCTGGCTTAATGCCGAGCCTTTGAAGAACCTGTGCCTGTTCACCATCTTCTAAATCCTGCATACCGATTTTAACTGGCGGTGCAGGCGGTTGAGGTGGTTGCGGTGGAGTAATCATTTCCTGCCAAGCAAGTTCCCCATCTGATTGCAAGTAATGTTTTAGGACATTAAAGGCGTTCATAGGATTAATAACCCCTATTCCAAGAGTGGTTTCATTAAGCAAAACCTGCACCCTTGCAAACGCTTTTTGTGCCCTGAGTTGAGGATTGGAATTGATGTCATTTCCACGGCAGAAGATATGGTATTTACCCTGTATCTCATCTCTGGTGATATTGAGTGGCTGGACACCCTCTTGTCCTATTACTAAGGTGTATATTCTTTCAGGCATATATTGCTGGCAAAGTTCAAGTATTTGGGTGAACATCTCTCCTAACGCATTAGCGAACATAGCAGCGTCTAATGAAAATACCATATTAGCCGCCTGTGACTGCATCTGAACTTCACCGAGGGTTCTCGGTTGTCTTTTGTTAATCATAGACTGGACGGAATAGTCCATCTGCCCAAGATATTCCTGTATTACTGATTTAAGCAATAATTCCTCTCTCTCATAGGAGAACTCAACCTGAGAATTTTGGTTGTTCATAATCTTAATAGCGTCATCAAGAGGGGTAGTCCCAGGAACTGGTATCCCCTGTCCAGGAATGAACTTTACTAATTTAGGATTTACTATCCCAGACCTGAAAGTAAATATGGGGGCGTTTCTAATTGTCTGGCTGTCTATCTTCTGATTGTGTTGTGCGTCTATCTCTTTTGATAAATCTTCAAGGTGTTCAGGATAACCACGGGCAGAGAACCATCTATTGTCAGTAATCTCTGTCGCAAAACGGATAAAAGGAAACTTCTGGCTATCGTTCTCTAAACGCTGTTTTTTAAGTATGGTTGAGAAATCAGGGGCAAGCAAGAAATGACATTTTTCATTTTTACCATCATTGTCCAAATCGTAGTGGCAATAAAGGTCTATAACCCTTACTTGTTTTGAGGGATTATTAATGCGGTCTATTCCCTCACGCAGGTCTTTGGTGAAGTTTACATTTTTCTCATCCTGCATATCCATATCCCTGTAAAAATCTATGTCATCAAGAGCCGATTTGTCTAATACATCGTTCTCGGCTTTGGCTTTCAACAAATCATATCTTTCAAAATATTCGTGTGCTATCCAACTTAAACTCTGGACATCTATCCCAGAGTCCGTAGGGACATAAACATAAGTCGGGTCGCAAGGAACAATATCGGGTGCGTTATATAATTCGTCTTTTAGTTTACAATCAACTTTAGTTTTACCTGCACGCAGTTCGGCTATCGCATTTGTAATCGCTTCTATATTGTCTGCTTGGACTGTCTCTGAAACATCAACATTGAATTTCTTTACAGCGAATTGTAATAGTTGTTCATCGGATATGCGTGGGTCAAATAGGGCGGTAACTTCCTCAATAGATAAGTCCTTTATGTCTATCTTCTCAATGTAGGAATTTTCTTCCATTCTCCAAATTACTTTCATTATCCCTAAGCCGTGCTGGAGCATATTGTCGGTAACTACGGTCAACTTATTAAGCACCTTTATCTTTACATCTGCAAGCCAGTCAAGGAATTTCTCTATGTTGTTTGCGTTCTGCAAATCCTGACCCTGCTGGGGTATAACCATACATCTCGGTTTCACATTGGTATATAATGCCATAAGGCTTGATTTAGCCTTTCGCAGATATGTTTCTATTGTAGGCAGACGCAGATTAGAACAACCAGGAAATGGGAAGTTCTTAACTTTCTTGTTCCGCATACGCAGGTTATAGAAATCGTTTGCCTTTTCCGACCAAGTGGAAGAATTAGCCTTTGCTTCCTCTATCCAACCGTATACTTCCTCAAACATTTCGGAAGCATCTCTCAGTTTATCTTCTTTAACTTTTACATCTTTCTTTGCCATTGATTCTCCCTATAACTTCTTGAACAAACTCTTTCAGAGCCCGTAACCAGTATCTCCGTGATATATCTTTTCTTCCTCTGCCCCGCTATCATCTATCCCACTATCATAATAAACTGGTTGGATAATTTGTTCGGCATAAGCCATAGCGTCCACGAGGTCGTCCCACCTGCTTGAACCTATTGTCAACAATTCGTCTCTCGCTTCTATGTGATTAGCACCTATGTAATATTTTCCCTGTTCAAATAAAGGTTGGAGAGCAGAAACAACCCTCGCCCTTTTATTCCGTGCCGATATGCTTGTGGCTACATTGGTAAATGTATTTTTTAATTCCACTACTGGGATGCTTAATAATTTCCTTTCTTCACATTTCTTTAAGAAACTATCGAAGAATGCCTTTTCTACTCCAGAGTTCGGTATCCCCACCCCAGTAAGTGTGGTCTTGTAATTCAAAAACAAATTTATGATACTATCTTGAAAATCCCCTATTGGTTCGTGTGTCCTGACATAAGACAATAGATAACGATTTAATCTCTGGTCTATCGCAACCACCACCGCAACCTTATAATCTGCGGTCTCGTCATCAGAATACGCAGGGTCTACCGCTATGACACAAGAGTATTGTTTAGGCAAATCTGTCCAATATCTAATTTGCCCTTCCTTAACGGGTGCGGTCTCATTTGAAATGGGGTTATTAAGATATTCTGAAGAAAACGCCCACGAACCTATCTCCGCTTTTCTCTGTTGGAGTTTCTCGTGGTTCCACAATTCCCCCCACAACTCTTTTCCGCTTTCTTCCCTTCCATCCTCATAGGCTTGGAATTTTCTCTTGACCCACTTGTTATCCATCGCCAGAAGGTCAGCAAGCACGGAGAGGGGATGGATTATCGTGCCGATTATGATTATCTGACCATCTGGCAATAGTGTATTAAGACAAGCCTTAAAAAGCCAATCCTTAATCTTTTTGCGTTGTTCCTCGCTCTCGACGCTCTCATCAGTTTCAATATCGTCGCAAACGATTACATCTGGTCTAAAACCTCTAATCTGACCGCCAGCACCACGGGCACGTATCTGGGTTCCTGTTTTTAAGATGATATGGTTTTCAGTCCACTTATCAGTCTTTTGGTCTCCCCAAATACTTTTTATAAGAGTGTTTATTTCAAGTTCCCTTTTTATGTCCCTCAAAAACCCTATGGCGAGCGTTTCGGAAGCCGATATAATAGTTATGTCTTTCGCTTTACCGAACAAAGCCAGCCATAAGGGATAGAATCGGGATATAATAGTGGACTTAGCAAACCCTCTTGGTGCTGCGATAAGTAATCTCTTGTTATCTGGTAATAATGTATATATATCGCTGTGAAACTTGGGCGTATGAGATGTAAGATAGTGGGGAAGAAACTTCTTTACGAACTCCTCAAGCGAAGCGTCGTATTTCTTTAACACCTTAACTAACTCTGCCCTTACGTCGTTCATACTTTAAATAGCCACCAGTCGTTCCACTTATAGAAAAATTGGTTGTTGTATTCTTTGTGTTTATGAAGCCACATAGATACTGCCTGTTGGACTTCTGGTTCTAATATATCGTGTCCGCCCAACATTCCGCAAGACCTAATCTTGGGATACCAAAAATCCATATCAGCGACAACATTATCTATCTTGTGGTTCCCGTCAAGATAGGCATAATCAAGTTCGTCCGGGAGTAATATCGAAGCCCTTTCAGAGGTTTCACGCACAAACTCAACTGGTAGACCTTT